TGAATTCTTTCATGAAGGTTTCTTTCTCATCTATACTGTAGTGTCTAATTAACTGGTCTATTTTTTCCTTATAAAGTCTTCTCAGATCAGAAGTTTTGCTTACTATTGTCTTTCTCATCATCAACACAAACTTATTGAGATCAATAGAGTTTACTATGTGCTTTGTCTTATTCTTAATGTCCCTTATTAATAATGACAAATCTAATTTAGAATCTGACAAATTAATATCTTCCAAGAACCTGAAGGGTTGCATCTGTCTATTAGAGAGCCAATGTTGCATGCTAACAGGTATTCCTCTAGGAATCAATTGAGAGACCTTTCCTGGTAGCCAATCTGTGGCTCTCAAAGGGCAGTTTAGTAAAGTGACATCAACTGATTTGCCATCATGATTCTTAACAGTTGATTTTAGCCTGATTACCATATTCTCCACAGATAAGAACCAATTGCCTCCTAGAAGATTCATTGTCACAGGACTTTCATAATCTTTCTCTATTGTGATTTTCACTTTGTTGGATATCTTCCCTCTCAATACCTCAAATTGTCCTTGATGATTCAGATATATGTTGGGGTCAGAGCTAATGTCATTCTCTTTTGGCTTCACTTTGAATTCCTTTAAGAGTGATAATAACATATGCCCAAGATTCAAAGGATCATCTAACTTGGTCATTTTAATCTCTTCACAAACATCTCCAGTTAGAGATAAGGTAGTCCCAATACCATTGACAATACCATCCCACCTACCCTTTCTGATTGGAATTTCTCTTTGTTGTATAGAGCCAGACTTAGTAACATAGTACTGATGCTCTTTTTCTTGTCTCTGAATGAAATAGCCTAAGATTCCTAACCTATGATGAGTGACATTCATTAAGAATGATTGTTTATCCTTTGACATTAAATAGTTCCTAATCATGCACAATCTTTGGATTCTTTTCGGTAGATCTCTACTCAATTTGACTGAGTCTAACTTTGTACATAATATCTGATGGATCAACCTGTTGACCAAAGACTCCTCCAAGGGACAAGAAGCACTGAGATATAGGCTATTCATTGTTGAATTCAGGTGTAGCGGATCTGAAGTCAAGCTTGTTAAGACTTTGGTATTAGGCCAGAGGATTCTTGACATTACATTAGATAATTCTTTTCTTTTTGCAGTAGTATCAGACAGTCTGATCTCTCTTTTCTTTTTCCCCATTCTTTCAATCTGATTCTTCAATGTTATGGCTGAAATTTCATTCTTAACACATGTCTCCTCATGTGTGTCTTCCAAGAACCCATAGTAAGCTCTTGTTTTAGACCATACTTGATCAAAAACTGTTTGAGATGCCTTTACTGTGTTATGGCCAAACCACTGTCTTCTGACAATGTCTACCAATTCAAAGTCTACTGGAGATGATATTTCCCAGACCATAAAAACAACTTTCCCTCTTGCTTTAATATTGGAGTATATTGTTCTGAGACCTCCTTTCCAACTCTTCACAACTTCATATCCATTCTCATATTCAGTAGCTAATGGAAACATCTTGTCAATCACAGCTCTGTCAGTTGGAAGTGTAGTTTGAATTTTATCACTTAACATTATCCCAGTAGCCTGCCACAGTGTATACTTTCTCCTGTTCCATGGAGATGACCCTGTTAGTCTATCACTCATACTCAAACAAGGTCTATTTATTAGGTATGAAGATGCAACAAAAGATCTTATTGTGGGTTGATATGAGCTTAGGGATGAATAAACTCCAGGGTCAAATAGCTTAGAAGTCATCCTGGATTTCTGAGTCTCCCAGTCATGTGAGTTGGAATATAAGATGGAAGGGTTATTCTCCAAGAATTCAACACTGGATTTTAAGTTGTCCAGGCCTGAATCTTTGACAATCTGTTCATGCAGTTTTTTTGAACCAAATCTCAGTTCTATGGTTTTGAGACTCCTCCTCATTGATCTGTCTATTTGTTCATCATACTCCAAGGTACAGCCAGTATTAGTTAGATCCCAATCTTGGCTCTTGAATTTCATCAAACCCTCCCTCATGTGATAGTACAGAGAAAAATCAAACCCAGTCACTCCGCAATTATAATCAAGCTCCAGTGGAAAATAGCCAACAGCAGGATGACAGGCTTCCAGTATCCTATATGACATCTCTGCTCCCAAAATGTGATTGTCCAACCCCAACATCTTATAATGTAATTCAGATTGACAGAGTTGTAATAGGGAACATGTGAATGTGAAAGCTCCTGCCTCCAAACACTGGGTGATCAGATCATAAAAAGTCTGAATTCGCTCATAAAATGTTTCAGAGAGAGTAGTGGAAAGGGCTGCTGATACCCATCTGAAGGTGGGTTTGATCACCTTCCCGTCACACCACCATTCAGAATTATACTCAATGAGATTCAATGTACCAATGCTGGACTTCTCAGTGCTATTCCAAATAGAAAGATATTCTGATATTTTCTCCTTCCACTTCAAGCAGCTATGCACCCATAATAGATTTTTCTTATTAGGCTCTTTTATGCTAATGCTCATAGCAGAATCATCACTCCCCTGTATTATGCTTGTGACATTCTGTATACCTTGGGATTCGAGTTCAATGTGTATAATGATGTCCATTGGCTCTTGACAGATTCCATGGATCACTGTGCTTGTGAAATGAGGCAGTCCTTGGAACATGCCATCTTCTATCTCTATGAGATTAGAACTGTGTCCTACAAAGGGATCTGATCCGGACCAAAAGGAATCTCTGATCTGACAAAACATTTTATTGTCAGAGACAATATTCTGTGCATTCTCCAAAATTGATATGAGTTCCTCTGGTATAGCTATTCTTTTCTTAGTCCATAAGGCAAAAAACTGATATTGTAAGTAAACCATGTCATGTCCTTTGCAAATCCTGGACACAACAAAGAAGAACTTGCTGACATGATGTCTTTGACACCATCTTGTTGCATCTGCTGACTTACAGACTGTTGTATGAGGTCCTAACAAAGCTCCTGCTTTCCTTTCATGAGTTGTCATGTAGGAATCCTTCAATTTAGGATGTGTCAGACTATCAGAATCTATATGATGAGCAATGGTCCGAGATATTGTTTCAACTGCAAAATGTATGATTCTTGCTCTTATTTCTATGACATGAATTTCTCTGTCACCACCATGTTGGTCCTTAGGGAAGAGGTCACTGTAAATCCATCCACGTTTAACCAAGTCTCTCATTGAATACAATAACAATTTCAAATAAGAAGGCTCTCTGTCCCCTTCATCTTTCATATATTTCTTAATCAATCTAGACAGAGAAGTGATCACTCTAGGTCTTTTCCCCTTGAGATTGGGATTGTTCTTCCTGATCTCATTCACTCTTCTCTTCCCTGACACAATCTTAAATTTTGATTGAAGATCTAGAAATATTTTCTCGTGATCTTTACTGCTGGCTTTCAGAGTGGCAATATCTAAGAAACTTATCCTAGATATAGACTTCTCACAATCTTCTATTATTGCTTTATGAGCAGACTTCCCATCCCTGTTCACCAGTTTTTGTATCCACAGATCTGTGAATCTCCTAAGGAGAGCTGGGTCCCAACAGTGTCTTTTAGGCTCTTCTCTTAATGCCCATAATAACTCTCCTTTATCCATAATCTCAGATTTGAACCAGTAATGTTCTTTACAGACTTTTGCAACAATTTTGAAACTCCTGTCACCTGCCCTTCCTTTTGTTTTTGACACCACATAACCAAAGTAGAATGAGTCTACAAGCTGCTCCATACTCACTGGTGAGTCATGGTAGATGCATCTCAATCTGAAATAATGGAACTCTGTTTGGAAATCATCATGCATCTCAGATGCGTCAATAAGATCTTCATCTTGAGTTTTCCTAGTTCTGGTTCTTCTCTTGTAAGGTTTCTTCTCATCATAATATCTCATGAGATTGATAGTCCTGTTGAGATAATAGATGGTTAATCTGGATCTACATACAGAAGGCAGTCTTCCGACAAATTCTATGACATCAGACTCAAAGTGTTGTAATGCTCTCATATGCAAATACCTATTAGCTGTCATCAATTCTTCAATGTCTATTTTGTTGTTCAAAAATGTTAGGAATATGCCATTGAAAGTCTCCCACATGGACTCTGGGACATCTATGGTCTTAGTACTGAATATGGGAACTCTGAAATGTTTTAGAAGGTAGAGCAAAATACCTTTGAGATAAGGGCCTGATTTGATCAAATGTTCTAAAGCAATCTCAGTGTAGGATAATATGTCACTAACATAATAATTCTCTGTTTCATATATTTCAGGCCCCAATTTGCCAGTATCCAACTTCTGAGAATGAGTTTTTTTTGAAACAGAAGAACATAAAGACATGAGATCCAGTACAATTCAGCAT